TGCAAAATCGGCATAGGTCTTATGGTAATAAGTTGCGCCCGCGCTGTACATAACAGCCAATTGTGTAAAAGTTATGGAATCACCAGCCGCAACGAATGTATTGTTTCCGAATCCAACACAATACCATGAATCATCTTCCGGTGTAGTGCCCAATGTCCATGTAATACCATCGGAGGAACTCATCACCCTGTTATTGTGGCCTATATTCGATGATACAGCCACGAATGTGGAATTTCCATAGGCAATACCGTTCCATGTCTGTACAGAAGGAATGCTTCTTGTGGTCCATGTGATGCCGTCAGGTGATGTATAGAAGTTATGCAATCCTGTTGCGACAAATATGTTCTGTGCAAATATCAAATCCAATTGTCCGTCTATCGGAAGGGTCGTTCCCGGTGTCCACGTAATGCCATCGGAGGATGTCATGGATTCACTTGTCTGAGCGACAGCCACATATTTGCTTCCATCATATGCCAATCCCCTCCATTCCTTGTCACCTGTGCTTGTTCTGGTCGTCCACGTGATGCCGTCTGGTGATGTATAGACATCACTTGTGTGCCCCTGTCTTTTAGTAGCAACGAATTGGCCGCCTGCATAGATTATCCTGAAAACACTTACACCTGCAGGAACAGATGACCTTGCCGTCCATGTCACAAGGTCTGGTGATGAATAGAATGTTGTGCCGGAAGTGGTGACATAAAGCCCGGCACCAAAAGCTACATCATATGAACCGTGTGAACCGGGCACGGTCCCCACGTGTGTCCATGTGATGCCATCTGTACTCGTGAATACAAAACCATCCGTATTGCCCACAATCACGAATTTACCATTGGCATAAAGCACATGGTATGCAGCATTTGCCCCTGCAATACTTGACAATGTCCATCCAGTGGGAGGGCCAAGAAAAAGATTCTCCTGCACGCATGTATTGAAGCCGGCGGCCTGCAAAATGGCCTGTATGTAATCTTGAGCCCCTTTGGCCGGATTGGTGCCCGGCCAGTTGAGTTGCACTATGATCGCCTTGATCCTGTCGGCAAGGTCTGTCCCCGTCCCATCGGGAAGGCCAAGCCTCTTCTCCCATGCAGAAGCATCGTCAACGGTGAAGTTCGGGTTGTCGGGGATGGTGCTGTCCAAAATGGAAACACCATCGTTGTATGCCCTGATCTCCGAGGCAAGAAGCCCGTTAAGGTACTTCTCCTTGATGCTGTTCGGGTTGATGCGCCATACCCTCCCTGTGGGGTAGAGCTGTTTGGTCAGGTTTTTTATCTTGTCATCGATGGCCATGCCTTTAAGGGAATGTTATCGCGTTCAACCATGGTATGTTGCCGAGCGTGAACTGATAGGACGCCATCGGCACGGAATTGATGTTCAAGGTGATCGCACCGAAGACGCTGCCGGGTATCGTGTTCAATATAACCGAGGCAATGTTGTTGGTGCTGAAGATGTCGTTCTTGTTTGCCAGCACGTCCGCTCCACCGACAAAAGGCCTGACTGTGGCAAGGTATTCGGTCATTGCTGAGATTATTGCCGCCTGCTGGTCAGAGGTAAAAGAACTTCCGGCAACCGAGATGTCCACCTGCTTTATCGTGACGGGAAGATAATTGACGATGGCCTGCAAGGGCCTTCTGCCAAGGCCAGTTTCCGGGTCTGCATCGACAACCGCTTTCACCGCATCCAGTGTGGATTGGTAGGGTGTGCCCTTGCCATCGGATGAATCCGCAAGTATCGCCTCCACATAAAGGTTTATCTGGTTGGGCTGCCCGGAGACTGAGTAGGGATATGTCTGCTGCACGCCTTGCGCCTGCGAGGCCCAGATGCGGTAGTCGCTTGCCGATCCTCCCGTGGGTGTAAGCCTGAAAGACTGAAGCGTCACCGCACGGTATTCCTCAAGCGTCTCGGCCGCGAGCGGTGGTATGTTCTCCGAATTGACCGTCACGCTTGAATTCACGTTGGCTATCGGTGAGGTGGCGGTGAGATTGTCGTTGGTGGATAGTTTGCTGTCAAGGCCTGGTGTCAATGCCCTGATGACTATCGTGTCGGTGGTACCCGTCAATGTGTGGCTGTTGTCCAGCACGAACAGCATGCCTGGGCTTGTGGAATCATCGTTGCTCTTGAAGGTCTGCGATGATTTTATGACCGCACCAATTGATCCGGTCACTACCACCTGGTATTGCGCTGCAACCGCGGGGAATGGGTTCCTGTTCAGTTTCACCCTCCCGAACCTCTCCAACGTGCCGCCCGCGGCCTCCGGATCGGCAGTGTCCACGAAGATGTTCTTTTGCAGATTACCCAGAACCAGATAATACAGTTTCAATCTCGCGGCCTGCACCATTGCAGAAGCGCGAAGAAAGTTTTTGCCTACAATCGGAATGTTCGATCCAAATTGACTCTGTAAGTCATTGATGATGTCTTGGTAAAGTTGTGATATGGTTGGAATGGAAATCATGCTGCCCTGTCTATAAGCTCCTGTTTGGTGGCATCCCAAAGATAGGTGAAATTCTGTGCCGTGCTGGCCGGCTGTTGGATGGTCACATCTATTTCTATCTTGTCTACACCAACAATTGAAACGCTTGCGGTTATTGTACCTATCGCATTGAGATAATTCAGATCGTCACGTACTGCCTGTTCTATCAATGCCCTACCAGAACTCGTCAACGCGATCGTATCAAGTGCCCTTTCTGTCTTTGAATTGTACTGCACACTTTTGTCATTGGGATGCAAAAGGTTGTTGCCCCAGAAACTCAAATCCTGATCCAACGGGTTTCTTTTCTGTGGCGTATCCTCTTTCACGTTGCCACCGAATAAGGCAATATAAACCTCGTTCTCGAAGCCATAGATGACCGAAAGATCATTGGTGTTCTTTATCAAGTCGCCACCGTCACCGTTTTCCTGTAGCTCGAGATCCATAATCAATATGAAGGATTTAAAAAATATGCGTCAGAAGTTGATTTAACATTAGGCATGATGTTGGGGGTCGAAGTTGTTATGTTCGTGCCATTCGGCACGTTGCTGAAATCCACACCTATCCTGCCGTTCTGTATCATCTGCATGAAATTCTGCTGCTCGGTGGCCTTTGGGTTGACTGGGGTTGTTTTGTCGGTTCCCTCATCCATCATGTACTTTCTTGTCATCTCAATGGCCCTTGCCGCATTGTCGTAAGCCTTGATGTTTGTCAATGAATAGATGAGTTGCGACAATTGCTGCATTGGATAAAGTATCCAATCGATGATCGTCTTGCCTATCTCCTTTATGCCAGCGATGAAGCCCCGTTCGGAGAACGCCTTTGTCATCTGTTCCCAATGTCTTGATATAGTGATTATCAGGCTTGCGAAATTGCCGAACGGACCCATGATGGCAAGCATCAACGCCCCCCATGTGTCGAACCTATCGATGGCAAGCGCCATTATGGTCAGAAACGCGCTGATGGCAAGTATTATCAAGCCTATCGGATTGGCAGCCAGCGCGGCATTGAAAAGGAACATGGCACCCGCTGCCAATTTGGTCACTCCTGCCCATATCACGATCAAGGCGTTATATGCACCGAGAACGATATTGAAAGCTATCAATGCAATCTTTGCGGCCACCAATGCTGCCGCAATATAACCTATCCATTTCAGCCATACTGAATATTTCTGTGCAGCCAGAACAACATCAATGTTCATTTTCTCCAGTTGTGTGCGTGCTGCCTCCGTGTTGGCGGAAAGCAAAAGGATTGCGGTAGCTATCTGTATGATGTTTTTCAATGAGGTGGCTATCGGTCCCTTTCCGCTCTCTATGCTCAATATGAACTCGTCCCAAGCCGAACGCATGAGTTTGACGCTGCCGTTGAAGGTCTGCAACTGCTTCCTCGCGAGATCCTCCACATAGTTCTCAGGGGCATTCCTGATCTTTTCGACCAATGTCTTTATGCTGTCCAATTGGTGCGCGAATTCCACTGCCGATACTACACTTCTCTTTCCGAACTTGTTGTAGGCATAGATCACCGCATTATTGCTTGCAGCCACCTTCCTGATTGCCGTATCGAAGTCCTGTCCCCTCTTGCCGGCATCTATTAAAATGTTCTTCAGTGATGTGGCTCCTGTCGCGGTATGTATCTGCACGTTCCTGAGCGTACCCAGATAGGCAAGCACCTGTTCATAGCTTTGGCCCGAGAGTTTGGCCACCCTGTTCACTATCGGCAATTGTGTGGCAAAAGACTCAAAGTCCGCTGCCGTAAGGTTCGCGGCATAGGCCAGCTTGTTTATCACATCCTTGGTCTGAGACGAATCCTTTTCGTAGGACAGCAAAATACCTGCCGCTACTTCTGAAACGCGCTCAGGCGAAGCTTGGAAGGCCCTGGCGCCTGCTATTATCGCGGGTGTCATGTTGAATATCTGCTCCCCACCGAAACCCATTTTAGCCAGGGCTGTCTGTACTTTGAGAATATTCGGTGCGAGCTCTCCATAGGTCACCGCAAGTGTCCTGGCCTGTGTGCTTAGTTTGGCCATCAAAGGAATGGAATTGTCCTGAAGCACGACCGATAGATCGACCTGCGCCTGTTCGAAGGCAGCGAAGGTCTTTATCGCATTCTGCAAGACCCTCACCAAGGAATAGAGCCCGACATAATAGCCCAACCCCATCAATTGGTTATTGAGGGCGGTTATCGGTGAGATAAGTTTGTTGAACCCGTTGTTCGCCCATGTCAATGCCCTCTGCGAGCGCGCAGCGAACGCCTCCATGTTGGAGGTCATCTTCTTCATCGGTGCCGAGAAACGGTCTATGGCAGTGAAGACGGAAGGTATGGTAAGTGCCGCTGGCATTTCTATTTCTTT